AAAATATACTCATGTGCTGATTGTAACGGAATTATACGGAGAGAAACGAAATGTTAAGCAATATATTATTAATAATATTAAACATAAATGTATTCCTGACAATGTTAATCATGTTGGCAATATATGGCAAAGCAAACGATATAATTGAGCGAGCGATTAACAAAGAGCAGGCAATAGACCTAATAACAGGATTCATTAAGGGCTTTACCGAACGAAAAGGCGGCAAATAGGATCGTGCCTATAAAAGCCATTTGCTACATACCCCTGTAGCCCCCATATCATACTTGTAACTGAAATGATTTCATAGTTACAATGTCCTTTCAAGCCTAGTAGCCTGTAGTGGCTGATTAAAGGGGTGTCAAATACCCCGCTGGGCGCTAACGTTTTTGCCAAACGTGACTCCTTTCAGAGTAAATTATTTTTGTTGAGCTGGCTGCTGTGCGCAATTAGGGAGCGTTCGAGATTAAATCATCTTGAAAAATGCAGGTGCAAATCCTGTCACAGCAATTATTTAAAATCGTACCAGACGTAATTCTGGCAGGTATAGCGGATTGTGCGGTGAAGGGGTGGTAATACTATGTTTATTGACCTTAAAATTGACGCTGAGCGCTGCGATTTTCAGCAATGCGAGAGCAATGAGTGCGGCAAGTGTAAAAATATAAAAGCTAGGCTTGAATGTATGACTATGGCTTTTGATATATTAGGAATCGGAGAGCAGGATATTGAAGAGGCAGAAGTATATCAAGATAAATCGTGAATGTGATTTCTGTTTAGCGCTGCAATATGAGCGTTGGCTTATGGAAGAACGATGCGAAACTTATAATCGTTTATCGCATGTTAAGGGAGCGGTTACGCGGCAAGGCGTGAAAATTACGAACTATGTAACACTTAGGAAAACGCGAGTTATAGAAAAAGACACAAAAATATTCCCTAAATTCAGGTTTTGCCCCGTATGTGGATTTGATTATATAGAAGGTGTACCGTATGACGGAAAAAAATATAAAATTGATGTTAATTGGAAATGTGGAGTCGATAATGCAAATATTAAAAAAAGGCAACGATGTGGAGATCAGGAAAACGGCTAACGGCATTTCGATAACCGAAGTAAAGAAAAAAGTAATAGTGAGATAAATTATAAAGGTACTGGCGAGATGGTGTCGGTATAACAAGCGAAATGGTGCTTTCTATTTTTATATTTGGGAGGCACTTTTTTTCGTGGAAAAAACAAACAAAGGGGCGATAGACCGAATAATAGCACGATTACGCGAAGGCGGAATAGATTACCAGGCTTTTGATGATTTGTTTATTATGTGCCAGGCGGGATTTGTAGAAGATATAGAATGTAAATGGGAATACAAGTATTACAGCGATTATATCAAGGAAATCGCACTTAAAGAAGTTACAAACGATCCTAGCCACGCAAAAATATGGCGCGATTTGTACTGGCGTACATTAAAGCTGGAATCATTCTGGTTTTTTGAGAGTTATTTATTATACATGGAGCACAAGCGGCCTTATGAAAAGCAGTTTTATGCGCCGAGAGCGAAAACACTAAAAATAGTTGTTGATGATCTGCAAAAGCTAGAAGATAGCCAAACCCAAAAAATGTACACGTTGTCAATGCCGTCGCGAGTTGGAAAATCGAGTGTTATGGTATTTTTCCTGTCGTGGATTTGTTTAAGGCATCCGGATTCGCATAATGCTATGGGTACACATTCGGGTATGCTAGCGGACCACTTTTACAAAGAGATATTAGACCTGTTCACGACGGAAGAATACTGTTTTGAAGAACTTTATAGCTATTTCCAGTCAAATGTCCGGTTTATCGAGGATAAGTCTGCAGAGAAAATGACAATATCGTTTTTGACTAAGGGGGATTTTCCTACATGTACTTTTAGAGGAATCGATGGCAGTTGGACCGGTGCGGTAGATATTAGCTCTAATGGCTATCTAATGGTTGATGATTTGGTGCGTGACAGGACTCATTCTTTATCACCAAAACGAATGAACGATACCTTTGCTGAATACCTAAATAAAATGGTTGACCGAAAAAATGACGGTGCTAAAGAGGTGTTGATTGGAACTTTGTGGAATGTTCTTGATCCGATTAAGCGCCTAGAAGAAATGTATGGAGATGATGAACGTTATGTATTTCGACGTATTCCAGCATTGAATGAAAATGGCGAAAGTAACTTTGATTATGAAATAAAAGGCTTTAGTACAAGTTATTATCAGGATATGAAAGATAAACTGATAAAGGCCGGAAATGAAGCAGAGTGGTTTGCTAAATTCCAACAGGCGCCTTATGTTCGTGAAGGTATTTTGCTGCCACTGGATCAGCTAGGATATTTTAACGGCATTTTACCGGTCGGACATAAATACCGATTTGCGGTTAACTGTGATGTGGCGTTTGGTGGTGGTGATAGCGTGTCAATGCCTATAGGCTTACATGATTTAACCGACGATATTATTTATATTGTGGATTGGTATTTCAATTCCAGTGGTGTATCGGTTACGGTCCCTGGAATTGTAGATATGATAATAAAACACGGAATTAAGAATGTGACCTTTGAGGCAAATGCCGGCGGTCAATTATATGCTTCTAAGGTTCAAGAAGAACTAAAGGCGCGTAGTTATCTATGCAGTTGTGACAGTGTGAGAGCGCCTAATAATGCGTCGAAGGAAGATAAGATAAAAGCGTGTGAGGGTGTTATTCGTCAAAAGTTTAGATTCCTGGACGGCACTAAGCATAATGCTAGTGAATATAGCGATGAAACTAAGATTTATGAACGTTCGCCGGAATATGAACGAGCTTTAAACGAAATGGGAACCTATGTAACCATAGGTAAAAATTTACACGATGATGCTATCGATGCAATTTCGCAGATAGCAGAGCGAGTGTTTGACACTATGCAGCGACGAACAGTAATTATGGAGTGTCCGTTTTAAGGGACAGAGAGGGTAAGTTATGACAGCTAAACAATATTTACAGCACTATAGAACGCTAGAAGGCAATTTTAAAGTTGCCATAGAGGAACTAAAGAATATTGAAAACGAAATGATTTCATTAAAGAGTCCAACGTTAGGTGATAAAATCCAGAGTAGCCCGCAAAACGATCCGATTGGTGAAATTGTTATTAATCTGGAAAAACAAAAAGCCAAAATCGGTATGAAAGTTGTTAAATATAAAAGCCAGATGCTAACTATCCGAAACCAAATTACTAAGCTGGAAAGTATTAACGATGAATACTGCGATATATTGCTGCTGCGGTATATTTTATACAAAGACTGGAAATTTATTTGTAGCAGCTTAAATATGTGTAGAGCGCAGGCAAACATAGTTCATGGTAAAGCACTGCAGGAATTTGATGGTATTTACGGTGAAAATTACCATGATAATTACAATGTTTAGACATAATAGACATAATAGACATTTTAGACATTGTAATAATAAAAATCTTGTGATTTTATAGACTTGGATAGATACCTAATATACCCCCGATCTTTGTTGTCGGGGGTTTTTTAATGGAGAAAACAAATTGAGTCGAACAATATATTGCCCTGTATGTGCAAGAGAAATATACAAGATTAGAGATAAGCAAACAATGAATGTGACGGTCAGATGTGAATGTGGTCGATATTTTGAAATTGACGCGCTGCACAGGCTAGCAAATCAAATACCACGGCCGGAGCGATTAACAAGTAGTGGAGTAACATTTCATTAGGAGATGAACGATGAATTTTATAGATAGAGATAAAAGTTATTCAAGCCCTATATACAATACAAAGCTAGGGCGCAAGGTTATATATACGTCAGAGAGCGAAATAACCACTGCAAATATAATAGACGTGTTAACAGCGGCTAGGTCAGTTCATAACCAGAACGTTACTGATATTAAGTATCTGCTCCGCTATGAAAAGGGAGATCAGCCACTTAACCGCGTTAAGAAGGTCCGCCCTGATATTGATATATGCGACGTTGATAACATAGCTAACCAGATAACAGAATTTAAGTTAGGTTATGACTGGGGCTATCCAATATCTATTATCCAGCGCGGCGGTAAGCAAAATATAGATTCAGAATCAGTTGCACTGCTTAACGATTATTACGAATTAGCCGGTAATCGTGGTAAGCAGCAGGAACTAGCAAGATATGTTGAAATAACCGGTATCGGATATACATATATCGACATTAATTCAGATTATGAAGAAGGCGACAGCCCATTTACACTTGATGTCCTTGATCCTGAATTTACATTTGTTGTTCGCAGCACATATTACACAGATAAGCGTATTATAATGGCCGCAACATTTAGTGATACAGACGATAAGGGCAATACAGTATATACATGTTTTACAAAAGATAGGCGCTTTAACGTTAATGAAAAAAACCAGATTGAAGAATACTTAAATCCATTAGGTGTTATACCGGTGATTGAATGGATAAGGGCTTATGACCGTATGGGTT